TCCCCGACGACGTCGGCCAGGGCTGGATCGACGCTGGACTCGCCGAGCGCACCGACAAGGTCGCCGCCGACGAGGTTGCCGCCGATGAATCGCTGCCGGCGGACGACAAACCGAAGGGTCGCGGCCGACGCGCCAAGACTTCCGCCACCTGAACTGATCCGAGTGAACCGATCCGGGGGGATCATCATGACACTGAAACACACCGCGCTGCGCATCGCGGCGGTCGAGGCCCTGCGCGGGCGCACGATCGCCGGCGACACGGTCATCGACACCGTCGGTGAGATCGGCGACACGCCCGAGAACGCGCCGCGTTTCTCGATCGCGGTCGGCACGCTCGACGCCGCCGCCAAGCTGGTCAAGATGGCCGTCACCCTCACCGTGTGGAAGCGCACCGTCATTGAGGGCGAGCCGGACGAGGCCGGTAATGTGCTCGCATATCTGGCCTGGGTACCGGCCGCGAGCGATGCGCCGGCGCAAGCGGCCCTCGATCTGCTCGAGCACCAGGTTCTCAAGGCGATGCAGGCCGGCACCCCGTGGGGCAACGTCTGGGCCGGTATCGCCACCGATGTCGAGTGGGCCTCCGGGCGCAGCCTCGACCCGTCTGTCGCGCAGCGCGAGATGGTGCTGACGATCACGCCGGCGCTCGACACGGCCGCGGGGTGGTCGGCGTTCGCTGCCATGGTGAAGGGCTCGAATTCCATTCCGGGCGCTCTCAAGGCGCTCGTCCTCGATAAGCTGCCGGACTGGGCCGCCCTCGGCCTCGACTGCGGCCTCGCAATCGATCCCGCGCCGCCGGCCGAGACAAAGCCCGCCAAGCGCGCCTCGGCCAAGAAGGGCAAGCGCTGATGCCGCCGGTCGACATCGATGCGCTGATCAACGTCGCGGTGCTCGACCAGTTCGAGCACCCGCGTCCGATCACCTACTATCCGGCCGTCTCCAACCCGGAGACCGCCCCGTTCACGGTGCGCGGCATCTGGGACCGCGAGCACGAGGCGGTGCTGACCGAGGTCGCGGGCTCCGAAACCAAGTCTTCGGGCGTGTCGACGACACTGCCGGTGCTGAACGTCCGCCTCGCGCCGTTCGCCGCCCCGCCGCGCCAGGGCGACCGGTTCGAGGTCGACGGCGAGACCTTCAAGGTGTCCGACGTCCGCCCGGACGGGCTCGGCATGGCCGATCTGATCGGCAAGCTGGTGAGCGACGCCTATGCTGATCAATAAAACGCTGGCCGCGGCCGTCGCCGCCCAGCTCGCCGCCGCTGGTTTCTGCAACGGCCGCGTTACCGCCAACCGGGCCGAGCCGGTCGATTCTGGCCGGCTGCCCTCCGCCAACGTGTTCGTCGATCCAGGCTCGGCCCGCCCGAGCGGCGACCCGCGCACCGGCGTCCCAAAGTACGACCACACCTCTAAGCTCGTCGTCGAGGTGATCGAGTCCGCCGACGACGGCGACCAGGTCATCGGCAGGCTCTGCGACCACTACGACCTGGTGCTCGAGACGCTGCTGACCGATCTCGCCTGGGGTAGCCAGCCCGGCGCCGAGATCGAGGGCATCGGCTCGATCGACACGCTGCAGAAGATGGAGCCGCGCGGCGATCGGGAGCTTGCCCAGCTGCAAATCAGCTTCGACGTGCTGCACGCCTCGGTCTGGCCTCCCAAGCCCGCCGCTAGCGACGTCACGCTCACCCGCATCGACGTCCGCGGCCCCGGCGGCCTCGGCGCAAACTTCCCAGTCCCCACCGAGTAAACCCTGAACCAGGAGCACCCATGTCGCGGATCTACGTGACGCCGGCGGCCGGAAAGACGTTCCGCGATCCGCTCAATCCCTCCGTGCAGTTCCCCGCCGAGGGCGACTGGCGCGAGGACCTGCCCGCCTATCACCGCCTGCGCCGCAGCGGCGACGCGACCATCACCGCCGGACCTGCCGCCGCACCGAGCGAGCCGGCCGCCCCCAAGACCGTCAAGAAGTGAGGTAGGCGCCCATGGCCATCAGCTTCAACCGTATTCCCACGAACCTGCGCCTTCGCCTCTACTGGGCGGAGATGGACCCCTCGCGCGCGGGCACGTTCTCCAACAACCGGCGCATCCTGGTGCTGGGTCACGGCACCGGCACCGTCGCCGACAACACGCTGACGCGCCTCGGCAGCATCAACGGGGCCTCGCGCGCGGCGCAGGGCCGCGGCTCCATGCTCGAGCGGATGAGCGTCAAGCTGCGCGGCGCCAACGGCTTCGACGACGTCTGGTTCGTCGACGTGCCCGAGCCTTCGGCCGGCACCGCCGCGACCGGCACGATCGAGGTCACCGCTGCGGCCACCGCCGCCGGCGTGCTGTATCTCTACATCGCCGGCCAGAAGGTCTCCGTCGCCATCGCCTCGGGCGACACCGCCACGCAGGTCGCGACCAAGGTCAAGACGGCGATCGACGCCGCCCTCGACCTGCCGGTCACCTGCGCCCGCACCAACGCCGTGCTGACGCTCACCTGCCGCTGGAAGGGTCTCACCGGCAATGACATCGACATTCGGACCAACTACCTCAGGAACCTCGGCAGCGAGGCGCTGCCGGCCGGCGTGGCGCTGACCATCACCGCGATGGCCAGCGGCGCCGGCGTGCCCGATCTCACCGACGCCATCGCCGCCATCGGCGACGAGGAGTTCGAGACCATCGTGCACAGCTGGACCGACACGGCCACGCTGAACGCGATCGACACCGCCTGGGGCCACGGCGACGACGGCCGCTGGGGCTGGCTGAAGCAGCTCTACGGCCACGTCTGGAGCATGCGCCCGGGCACGTTCGGCGACCTCGGCACGTTCGGCGACGCCCGCAACGGCGGCGAGCAGACCACGATCGGCTACACCGGCAGCCCGTCACCTCCGTGGGAGTGGGCCGGCGCCATCGGCGGCGTGGTGCACCGCGCCCTGATGAACGACCCGGCGCGCCCGCTCGGCACGCTCGAGGTTCCTGGCGTGCTGGCAGCTGACCCCGCAGACCGCCTGACGGCCGGCGAGAAGAACGCGCTGCTGTGGGACGGCATCTCGGTGGTCGACGAGACGGCCGACGGCCGCATCGTCATCAACCAGGTGGTGACGCACTACCAGCGCAACGCCTTCGGCCTCGACGACAACAGCCTGCTCAAGGTCAACACCAAGGCGACCTACGCCTACGTGATGCGCAGCCAGCGTTTCCACATCGCGCAGCGCTTCCCGCGCCACAAGATCGCCAACGACGGCACCCGCTTCGGCGCCGGCCAGGCGATCACCACGCCGACGGGCATCAAGGCCGAGATCTACGCGCACTATGTCGCGATGGAGAACCTCGGTCTGCTGGAGAACGCGGCCACGGCGATGCGCAACACCATCGTCGAGCGCGACGTCACCAACCCGGACCGCGTCAACGTTCTCTACGCGCCCGACTTCGTCAACCAGCTCGACGTGTTCGCCGTCATCGCCCAGTTCCGCCTGCAGTATCCGGCGGAGACGGGCGAGGTCGCGATTCCGGTCATCTGATCGCGCTCGCGGCTGCTGTTCGGCGCTTCGCGCCGGCAGCCTCCGCGGGGGCGGGCTAACGCCCGGCGCCCGGTCGGGCGCTTGAAGGTCGGTCGCGCTGCAGGCGCACACTCTCATTCGGAGAACTGAAATGTCCATTCGGCGAATCGGCGGCGTGCTGAACCTGAAGTGCACGACCGCCAACGGCGGCAGCTTCTACCTGGAGCTGCGCGGCAAGTGGAAGCTGACGCCGTCGCGCACCAAGAAAGAGGGCATCGCGGGCCAGGACCGCGTCCACGGCTACAAGGAGATGCCCGTCGTTCCCACCATGGAGGGCGACGTCTCCTATAACCAGGAGCTCGACGTCCGCCGCCTGGACGAGGCGACCGGCGTCACCGCGACGCTGGAACTCGCCAACGGCAAAAACTGGTCCGGAATCGACGGGTGGCGCGCCGACGTGTCGACGATCGACACCGAGGAGGGCTCGATCCCGGTCAAGTTCGAGTTCGTCGAGATCAATCCGCTGAACTGATCTCGCGGCTGCTGTTCGGCGCGCGGTGCGCGCCGGCAGCCTCCGATTGGGCGGGCTAACGCCCGGCGCCCGCTTGGGCGCTTGGGAGCACTAATCGAGAAGGGGGCACTATGAGCAATCCAGAGCAGGATGTCCGTCGTCTGGGCAACGACGGGTATGTCTACAACGACCAGTATGCGCCGCCGCCCGCGCGCTCGCCGCAGCCGACCATGCGGCCGGCACCGGCCGGCTATGGCCAGCCCGACGCGGTGCTAGCCGCGCCGCCGCAGGCGCCGTA